CGGGTGTTTCGACGTTTGCTGCTGGCACAGCGTTGCTTCCCGCTCTCACAACGACCGGAGACGTAAACACTGGCATCTACTATCCTGCGGCAGATACGTTTGCTGTCACTACGGGAGGCGCTGAGCGTTATCGTGTGGACTCCTCCGGCAACGTCGGCGTGGGGGTTACGCCGAGTGCGTGGGGCCGTGGAAAAGGTTTAGAAGTTGGTTCTATTGGTAACGCTTTTTGGGGCGATTCTAGTTCAAACGGAATTCTTAGCATTTCTGCTAACGCTTATCTTACTACTGGGGATTTAAACACTGGCTGGAAATATGCTACTAGCAACCCTGCTGGTAGATACCAAATTTCTGAAACCACGCATTCGTGGTACACAGCCCTCTCTGGCACCGCTGGTAACGCCATCGCCTTCACCCAAGCAATGACCCTCGATGCTCTGGGCAACTTACTTGTCGGTTTAGCTACTGCCGGAACCACCGCTGCCAAGACGATCCAGATTGCCAACGGAACCGCTCCTACGACTAACATCACTGGCGGTCAACTCTACGTCGAGTCTGGTGCCCTGAAGTTCCGTGGATCTTCTGGCACCATCACCACAATCGCAGCCGCCTAATTTTAACGACCATGATTACCCTCTCTTGGATCATCGAACGCCTTCTCGTTAAACCCACCGAAGGCTCACTCACCGATGTCGTGATTACCGCCGACTGGCGTTGCAACGGCACCGACGAAACCTACAGCGGCACCTGCTACGGCTCCTGCTCGTTCGCTCCGCCGACTGGTGAGTTGACGCCTTACCCCGACCTGACGCAGGAACAGGTCTTGAACTGGTGCTACGCCAATGGAGTCGATCAGAAGGCCATCGAGGCGAACGTGACGCAGCAGATCAACGACCAGATCAATCCGCCGGTGATTGCTCCTCCGTTGCCGTGGGTGCCGGTGCCGCCTCCGGTTGTGGTTGCCAATCCTTCCGCCGCATGATCAAGATCGAACTCACCCAGGAGCAGGTGAACAGCCTCCTCCAACTTATCGACATTGCCATCAAAGCCGGTGGCTATCAGAACGCTAAGGTTGGCGTTCCATTGGCCGACATCATCCTCGACGCAGCGAAGCCTAAATCCGAGTAATGGAACCAACGAACAGCAGCACCAGCCCTGGACTCAGCCTAGCAGCAGCGGCAGGTGCCACCGCTGTTTCGTTTATTCCGTGGCTTACCGACTGGGTTCAGCTTATCACCGCGCTCATTGGTTTAGCCTGCGCCTGTTACGGAGCCTATAGGCTGTTCAAATCCAAATGAAAAACACGAAAACAACTCTCGCTGGTGTGGGTGCAATCCTCGTCGCTGTTGGTGGTGCCTTACGGGCTGCCTTCGACGGTGACCCGGCAACCAACATCGACATCGCTTCAACCATCGCAGCAGTTACTGCTGGTATCGGCCTAATCATGGCCAAGGATGCCGACAAGACCGCTACCATCGACCCCAAGGCGTGAACTGGATCTACCAGATCCTCAAGGCTCTGCTCGACTGGCTCCGCGAAACACCACCTACCGATGTGCAGCATGGTAAAGCACCTGATGATCTCAAGAATGATCTGGCTGGCCGTGTTGCCGATCTGCCTGGGCTGCCAGATGACACGGGTGGTCCTGGTCCCTTCCGGTGATCCGGTGATGCTGGCCAAGCCTACAACGGCCAGCGTCTACGGATTCGATTCTGATAAGAAACTGGTGGGACCATCCAAGGTGGTCTTACCGGCAGGTTGGTACGTTTTACCGAAGAACTGATATGGGAACACCACTCACAGGCAGTAGCGTTGCATCGACCTACACTGGCCTACTCAAGAACTCCGACAACTCCACCGTAGGCGCAACGCTCAAAGCCATCAGCGACGGCAGCGGCAATGACTCTGCACTCCAAGTCTCCAACGCCGCAGTTAATACTACCGGAGACTTCAGCGTAAACGGAGCCTCCAGCAAGTTCACAGTGGCTGCTGCAAGCGGCAACACGGCCATTGCGGGTACTTTGGCTGTCACCGGGGCTACCAACCTCTCAAGCCTTATTACGAGCGGTGCAGCGACCATAGGCGGTGCACTCAATGTCACCGGAGCAACCACGCTCACCGGCAATCTCACGGTACCAGGAAACCTCGCGGTCACTGGAACCTCCACCCTGACCGGTGCCACCGCTGTTACCGGTACTCTCGGGGTAACCGGAGCAAGCACATTAGCAAGCGTTGGAGTCACCGGAGCCGCTACCGTTGGGACTACTCTCGGAGTCACGGGAGTCTCTACGTTGGCCAGTGCTGTTGTTACGGGAGCTGCTACTGTAGGAACGACCCTCGGGGTGACCGGTGCGACCACGCTGGCCGGTGATCTTGCAGCCAACGGTAACACCACGTTGGGCAATGCCGGCACCGACACGTTGATTCTCAACTCGGACAACATCACGGCTCCCAACATCTCAACCGTTACTGTTGATATTGCCTCCGATAAGGTGCTGATAACCGATGCGAGCGATTCCAGTAAGGTTAAGGTTGTTGCTGCGAGTTCATTGGGGATAAGTGCGACAACCGCTCCTCAAGTAAAACAGACTCTCTATCAAGACTCCACCGCTGGTGCGAGTCCGTTTGTTGCTACCAGCACTGGATCTGGAACTGAAGTAACGGTGCTTACAACATCGATTACTCCTAGGTCTATAGCCTCAACGGTGTTGGTTACTATAGCTATCAACTATACTACCATAAACAATCCACAGTTTGCAGCATTCAGAGTTACTCGTAACAACATAGAGATTGGGTCTAACAATGTTGGTTCCAGCTTGTACGGTATTGCTCCGTTCACTGGACTTGGTGCTTCTTATAGCTCTGAATTCTTTAGCAATCAGTTTATCCAGATTCTTGATTCACCAGCATCTGCATCTGCTGTTACTTACAGGATCCATTTGTATGCAACTGGTGCTACGTTCCCGTCAATGTGGGTTAACAAGACCTATGCAGATGTGGTTGCAGGGGTAAACTCATCTTCCGCTGCCCGCGTCAGTTCCTCAATGACCTTGCAAGAATACTTCGCATGAAACCCTCCGAAGCGGCTCAGGCGGCTTGCGACAAGCTGTCGTTCACAGACTCGGCCACCATCGCGTTGGCCAAGAAGTTCTGTATCCGCCGCTACTCGATGATCTGGGATTCCTGCCTGTGGAACGATACCCTCGGCATTATCTCTCATCCGGTCACCGCCGGCACTGAGATCGTCACGCTCTCCGATTACGTCACCTCCGCTTACGCTTCAGGGACCGGTTACAACACCTTCATCGATTTCCCCGTAGCCATCCGCTTCACGGTCACCGGAGATACCGATGGCATCGAAGTGCCCGCCGCGGAATGGGTCTCGTTCTTCCAGCTCGATCCCAACACCTGGAACAACGTCGATAGCCGTAAAGCCACCCCCGGTAACTTCGTTAACTGGACCCGATTAATCGGTGGAGCTTATGGCGAGGCCGGTGTTCCGCGTATCAAACTCGTTCCCACGCCCAATGCCGATGGCACCCTGTTCATCCTTGCCAAGAAACAATCGCAGATGCGGCAGTTCGGTGAGGCGGTCACCATCTCCAACGATACCAACTTCGAGCTGCGAGGCGTAGAGAACGCTCTAATGGCCTACACTGAAGGCGATCTCCTCGAATACTCTCGGCAGTACGGTAAAGCCCAAGCCAAGTTCCAAGAAGGAGCCGCTCAGGTATCCATTATGAAAGACATGGAACGCGGCCAACAACAGCAAATCAGCCGCATCATCCCAGATAGCTTGTACGATTACACGTTCCAGGACATCCTGTAATCCGCCATGCCATTCCAATCCTCAGATGCTCTCGATGACCAGATGCTTCTGGATGGAAGCACTGGGTTTTCGACCGGCGTAATTTCAGCCACTCGTCCCGATGGCATTCCTGCAACCAGCATGGAATCGGCCATCAACATGGACTATGACGACTTCGGCAATCTCGTCACCCGTCTAGGAACCGTTTCACTGGCAGGCAACAGCATCACCGCCAACTGGGAGGACATCATCACCAACTGGGAGTCAACGACTTCCAACTTTGGAAGCAATCTTCCCATCAATGCGACGGTATTGTCCGGTTTCTACTTCGACACAGCCGCATCCGAACGCCTCGTCATCGCTGTTAATGACCTTAGCACCTCCACCAAGAGCCTCTACTTCGGATCACCCGGCGTTTCCTACAACCTGATTTCGGGATCAACGCTCAACGCTTCCGCTTCCTACGTCTATTTTGCTCAATTAAATGACAAATTGTTTTATTCGGACGGTCTCGGAACGCTGAAATACGTCTCAAGCTCAAACCTCGACAGCTCCACCGCAGCCGGCAAAATCAGCCGAATCGATGTCATCAATCAGGGATCGAATCACGGCTCCATTCCAACGATAACCGTCGCAGCCCCTCCCAGCGGCATCACGGCTACGGCCACTGCGGTTGTTGCAAGCGATGGCAATCTCGTATTCATAACGATCACCAATCCTGGAAGCGGCTATACGACCGCTCCAGCGATTACTATTTCTCCTGCCGCCTCGTCTCACGCCGTAGCCTTTGTATCGCTCACGCCTCCTGCCAAGCCGATCTTTCTCACCACCCATACCAATCGGTTGTTCGCAGTTTCCGCGGATACATCCATCCAGCCCGATACCCTCTACTTCTCGGATATCCTCGATGGCGAATCCTGGGATCCTCTCGGGTCTCTTCGGATCGGTGGCGATGGCGATCCCATCAAGGGACTCTACTCTTGGTTTGGCTATCAACTCATCGTCTTCAAGGAACGCTCTATTTGGAGCGTAAATGCCGATCCTACGCAGGATGCTGCCGATTGGACCATATCACTCATCAGCGGCAATATCGGCTGCTCATCGCACCGGTCCATCACCGCGGTTGGTCCTGACGTATTCTTCTTCTCCCGCGACGGCATCCGCTCCCTTCAACAGATCCAAGCCGGTACCCAGACCAGCGTAGGTCTCGCGCTCTCCAGCCCGATCAACGACCTCATCAGTCGCATCGACAAGACCAAGCTCGACCTCTGCGACGGTGTCTTCTGGAACAACCGCTATCTGTTGGCGGTTCCGTTCGTTGCCGAGGAACCAGCGATCCTCGGAATTGAAAGCGAGTACGCGCTCCTGACCGAGAACAGCCTCGATATCGCCCTCGAAGGTGCGCTCAACGAAAACAACGCGATCATCGTATACCACTCACTGGCCCGCTCTTGGCTTGGTTACTGGGACAACTGGATCGTAAACGATTTCATTCCAACCTCGTTCTCAACATTTGGACCCGTCCTCATGTTTGCCGGCGACATCATCTCGGTGTCAGCGGGAGCGGGCCAGGTCTGGTCATTCAACGATTACCTCCCGAACAGCCGACTGAATCCGGTCTCAAGCTCCGCATACACCGATGGCGGTGCGAATTACGAATCCACGGTGATCACCAAGGCTTACAACCTCAACGAACCTATCCCCGACAAGATCGGGTACAGCGTTCAGTTTGCCTTCGATAACCCGTACACCACCGCCACCACGACCGCCGCAGTGTCGTTGGCCAAAGATATGTCGGACACATTCGTGACGCTCGATTCCGCGCTGGCGATCACCTCAAGCCAGAAGTTCCTGAAGGCTTACAACCTGATCAGCCAAGGCCGCTGGAATACTTTGCAATTCAAGGTAACCGCAGACGCTGGTCGCTTGTCTCTGCAATCCACCATTCTCTCCGGATTCGTCGATTCTGTGCGTCCTCAGCAATGACCGCACATCCAACAAACATTGAAGCGGCCAAGCTACTGCGAGAGCATTGGCCAACTTGCTCCTCATGGACTGAGGATCAGATTCTCAACTGGATCGGGATCTTCAACGCCAAGAAGCTGATTGGCATTGTGAAGAACGAGGAAGGAAAGTGCGTCGGTGTGGGGGCTGTTCGGTTCCTGAACTCCATTGAGGAATCCGAGGATCTCAACAACAACTTTCCAGACGGTCACATCGCGTGGATCGAGATTGCCATTGGCACCGAGCCGCATGCGGTTCAAACCCTTTGGTTGGCCATGATGCGGTTATGCTCTAAAAACGTCACCAAGCTGGGTGGTTTTAGAAAAGGCATTAACCGTTTGTACGATTTTGACAGGTACTTCAAACTGCTGATGAACAAGAGGATTTCTTATGGGCGGAACTTATAAAGCACCAGACATGGCAGCGGCGAACCGCGAGGCAGTTTATGCCCAAGCGGAAACTTTCCCTATCATTCGAGAGCTGGAATCAGCTTCTCGGCTTGGAACAAAAGGATCGTATGTCATGCTCGATAAGGATGGGAATCCTCGCATTGATCCAAAAACCGGTAAGACTATAATTCGCGAATACGATTTCTCCGGTCAGGGAGATGTCGATCTAACGCGACAAATTGCTCAAGCATCCAATGAGTTGGCTGATCCACAGGCCGCAGCTCAACTTGCTGTAGCTCAAAAGTATGGGAGTCAGTTTGCTCAACAGCGTAGAAATGAGCTTCAGACTCTTGATCCTAAACGATTCGGGCTTTATGAGTCTTTTCTTGAAAATCTTCTAAGTGGCAAAAATCAGATTCCCGAAGACGCGATTGAGTCCCCTTCCTACGAGCGCGTAGGCATGCCGGGTGGTCCTCAAGACACTGGTGAGGCTGCAAGAATCCGCAGCAACCTTGAACGGCAGATCAGTTCTGGTCTCGCTCAAGCCGGTACGCTTGATCCAGCCATGATCCGAGGTGCGGAACAGGCTGCTCGCGCTCGTGGAACTTCCACTGGCAATCTCCTTGGTAACCTCTCGGCATTCCGCGAAGCCCGCGCCGTGAATGAAGCAATCTCCAACGCCGATGTCCAACGTCGGCAGCAAGCTATTGGCTTACTTCAGAGCGGTCAGACCAGCAGCGATGTCGCCAATCGCCAAGCTCAGGAAGCTTTCCAGAACATTCTTGCTGCCACCGGTCAGCGGAACACCGCAATGCAGCAAAGCTTTGCTGGTCAGATGGCTTCGCAACAACAACGTCAGGGTACCCAGCAGCAGAACATTGCGAATATCCAGTCCGCCCTGGGACTCCAGCCGATTGTTTCCCAAGCCTCTCAGCTTGGTAACCTCCAGCAGGGAGCTTCTCCGTTTGCTCCGCCTCAATACATTCAAGGTATGCAGCAAGCAGGACCAGGTCAGTTGCTCCAGACTGGATCTAGCTTCGCTCTTCAGAACGCTCAACAAGATTTTGCCGCTTCTCAAGCCGGATCTCCTCTTTCGATTCTCAAGGGTGTCACCGGGGCGATCGGCGCACTCGGAGCCGGTGTCGGCTGCTACGTCGCTCGCGAGTGTATCCCCGATCAGTGGGAGGCGTTCTACTTCTGGAAGGAACTCGTTGGACCGAAGTGGTTCAAGAGCTTCTACGACAGCAACGCCGAAAAGTTCGCGAAGTGGCTCAAGGACAAGCCGAAGGTCAAGAAGCTTGTGGCCAACTGGATGATAGCTCGAATCAACAGTTTGGTTCCAAAGGTTTAACCTATGGCAAACGAGATTCCAAATTCGTTTGAGTTTTTCAATAACATTGGAACTCCGCTCGATCCTTTAACCGAGCAAAGGTACAATGTCACAGGATTAAAACCTCCATTTGAAGACGAGGCTGCTCCACCATCTCAACGCTTAGAAATATCTCCGTTTGAGAAGTACCTCATGGCTCTGGAGAACCTTCAAGCTCCCGTTGAATTTACACCCGGTTCATATCAGGAACCTTCTGCTCCGGTTTTTACTCCAATGGCCGCTCCTACGGCTGTTCAAGTATCTCCAGCCAGTAAATTCGGTCCAGTAACTCAATCTGGATACGCTCAACCTCCTGTGGATCCGATGAGTTACTACTCGGATCCAGATCTGAGTAATCCTCAGACTTTAAATCAAGAGCAGCTAAATCCTGTAGCAGAACAATTAAGCACAAGTGCAACAACAATAAACAACCCAAACACCGGGTTGCCTATTGAAGTTGTTCCAAACCCTGACTTTGTAGAACCGCGAGTTCTTCCAAACCCTCCAAGGTTGGGCCTTCCTCCCATTCCTCCTGGAATGCTGGACCCTGTTATGGACTACGATCAATGGAAGTGGGTTGATCGTTACATCCCAAAACCTGATAAACCTGCTCCTCCTAAAGATGATGAGAATGTAAAATATCTCACTCCAGAAGAGACTGAGCAAATGCTTGGAGGGCAAACGCCAACGCCTCCGGTACCTCCTCAAGAAGATGTACCATTGCTCGCTCCAGGAATACCTCCTACGACTGGTTTACCTACCATTGTTAAACCAAGACCAGTTGTTTCTATTCCTAAACCTAATCTTAATCTTCCGGAACCTCCAAAGTATACTGATACAGTTCGTAATCCTGGGCGTATAATTCCGTTTAAGATGCCAACGGAAGTTCCGATTCCCGCTCGTAGGGCCGCGGAACTACTT